CAATTAAATTAGGGAGCGTATGATTTATATAGTTATGTATTTTAGTGGTAATGTATGGATTGTCTGTATACCTGTTATACAGAGCTGTTAATTCCTGAAATGATTTGTCCATTACTTATATAGTGTATAAGTTTTTAATTATTTAAATCTGTTATAAATATATAAATGTTGTTTCCAAAGAGATATCTACCTAAGGCATTGAGTAAGAAGGATAAAGAGCGTCAAAGACGCGAATTACAACGATCAAGGAAAATGTATAAAAAAGGGAAATATCACTCGCGTAAGAAGATGAAATCATTCAAAAGTAAGAAATCAAATCATGTGATTAACGCACAAAATATGTATAAAATAGAAAAAATAAAGGCTTCGCCTGAGTTAGCAAAAAAGACCAAATGCACACTTAAAACATTAAAGCGCATAATGAAAAAGGGTCAAGGTGCATACTTTTCATCAGGATCCAGACCTAATCAAACGGCACACTCTTGGGGAAGAGCCCGTCTAGCCAGTGCAATTACAGGAGGCAAAGCTTCTGCTGTAGACTATAAGCTTTTAAAAGCAGGTTGCAAAAAAACAAGCAAGGCATTAAAGCTAGCAGAAAAATCATTAAAAAAATATAAATATGGAACTAGAAGAGTTCCTAAGACGAAATAGTTATATCAGTTTTCTAAAAAAATCTCTTTAAAGTATAAAATGAAAACTTTAAAGAGATATGGCGTTCCCATGAAAGAGAGAATAGTAAGTTTTGAGAAAAGTAAAATTGATGGCAAAAAATACACAGCCATTATAAAGAACATAGAAACAGGTAGTTTGCATAGAATACACTTTGGTGGCGATGGATATGAACAGTTTAAAGATTCAACGCCTCTTAAGCTATATTCAAATGTGAACCATGGTAGTGTAAAAAGAAAACGAAACTATTTCTCTCGCCACTCAGGAATCAAAACTAAGAGAGAAGCCGTAATAAAAGAATTACGTAAGTCAGGTGGTCACTATAATGCAAAGATATTAAGCCACATCTATTTATGGTAAAATATAATTTCTTAAAGATTATATCTATACATCGGCGAGACGAGAATTACATAATTCTACATATTCAGTATTAATTTCAAAACCTACAAAGTTAATGCCCTCCATTTTTGCTGCAACGCATTCACTTCCAGAACCTGCAAATGGAACAACCAGCAGGGTATCATCTCCATTCTTTACAGACTTTATCAGTTTTTCACATATAGCAAGAGGTTTTTGAGTGGGATGATCAACCCTTTCCTTTTTACCTGCGCCACCTGCAAGAGCACCTACTTTGATGACATCTCTAGGTAAAGCACCTTTTTCATGAGCAGTGTATGTTGTTTCGTTTTTTCCACTACTGAATCGTCCAGCAGTAGGTTTTCTTGTTTTGCCAGCAGCGTTCTTGATAAATGTTTCAGTATATGGTTCTCGGACATCATCACGGTTAAAATGCGGTTTCTTATCCTTAGAGCACATGAGAATGCTTTCGTGTGTTCGTTGCCAGTTATTGAGAGAAGGAACCACTTTGTTGGTATAATGCCAAACGATCCATCTTACATTTATGCTTATTCTTACTCTGATGAAAGCAAGAATCTCACTGAACCCATAAATATACAATGTCCCCTTAGGTTTAAGAATTCTAACGCACTCGTTGATCCATTCATCACACCACGAGAGATATGTATCCATTTCCTGTTTGTCACTGTTATTTCCAAAATCTTTGCCAATGTTATATGGTGGATCGCAAATTACGATGTCAACACTGTCAGACTTGATCTTTTTCATCCCAGCAATGCAGTCTTCATTTAATATTTGCTGGATTTTAACAGATGATTGTTCAAGTGTCGTCATTATTACTTATATTGTTATATATTTTTAATCAATTTTATAATAATATAAAAGTAAATAAACGTTTAATGTAATGAGGATAATTATAAAAAAAGATTATGCTGAGATGTCAGAATGGGTATCGTCTTATTTGAAGTATAAAATAAAGGAGTCACAAACATCAGGAGAATCATATGTTCTAGGACTTCCAACAGGAAGCACGCCGTTGGGTGTATATAATAATTTAGTTAACTATCATAAAAACGGCGAACTATCGTTCGGAAATGTCACGACATTTAACATGGATGAATATGTCAACTTACCTAAGGAACATGATCAAAGTTATCACTATTTTATGCATGAAAACCTATTTGATCATATTGATATTAACGAGAATAACATTAATTTATTAGATGGCATGGCAGACGATTTGGAGAAGGAATGTTCTAGGTATGAACAAAAAATACAGAATTCAGGTGGTATAGATTTGTTTCTTGGTGGCATTGGTGCAGATGGTCATATAGCTTTTAATGAACCGGGGTCAAGTCTCTCATCTAGAACAAGAATAAAGACGCTGTGTAATGAAACTATCAGAGACAACGCCAGATTTTTTGAGAATATCAAGGACGTTCCCACGACAGCACTTACAGTAGGAGTTGGAACTGTAATGGATGCAAAAGAAGTAGTAATTATGATAAGCGGTGAGAAGAAAGCAATGGCACTATATAAGTGTATAGAAGAAGGCATCAATCATATGTGGACAGTATCTGTTTTCCAAAATCACCCCAAGGTAGTCATAGTGTGTGATGATGCAGCTACTTCTGAGTTAAAAGTAAAAACTGTCAATTACTTCAAAGAATTGCAGAGAACAACTGACATGTTTGGTAGACCAAAGTGTAATCTACTCAATGATAAGATCATGAATCATGAAAAGGCTGTCATATTTAGTCCTCATCCGGATGATGATGTGATAGGCATAGGTGGTATAATGAATATGATAACTAAGAAAGACAATATCAAAGTTGCTTATCTAACAAGTGGTGAAGGGGGATTGCCAAACAGCTATCCGCCAGACACGCGAGAGAAGGAGGCAGTATTGGCAGTAAAGATACTGGGATATGAAAAAGAAAGCACACAATTTCTAAGGTTACCATTTTATTACAACAAGGAGATTGAAGGAGAAAAAGATGTTCAGGTCGTGAAACACTATTTGGAGAGAGAGAAACCTGACAAACTATTTGTTTGTGGTGACAAAGACCCAAATGGAACACATGAGAAATGTTTTAATGTTATAAAGAATGCGCTAATACGTATTAAAAACGAAACAACAGTTAAAGAGATTTTCATCTATAAAGGAGCATGGGGAATATGGAATGACAATGTAATAGATGATAAGAAACTTATCAGAATTAAACTTTCTGACCATGTATTTCACTTAAAAAAGCTTTCTATAGAGGCACATCAGACACAGAATCCACCTGTGGTGACAAATAATGATACGCGGACATTCTTAGAAAGAGTGATAGAGACGAATAAGTCTTTGATATTACCAAAGGAATATGAAGAGTGCATTTTAAGGCTTAATTTGGAAGAGTTTATTAATTATAGTTTTCACGAGTAATATTAGTAAATATATAAATTTATACATAAGTATTTAAAGCCTCATCTTCATCAAATAGTATATATGTCTGCTTCCGATGAGGATGATAATTATGTATTGATGTTAAAAACTGTTCAGATAGCCCCATTCAGGACCTTAATGACAGCATTAAAGGACATCCTTCTTGAGACCAATATATCATTTCAGAAAGATGGTATAAGAATAATTAACATGGACAAGTCACACACGATCCTTGCACATTTACATTTAAAAGCTGAGAACTTTGAGGTTTATGAGTGCAAGAGAGATAAGATTATTATTGGTGTTAACATGTTCCATCTTTTTAAGCTCATTAACTCTATTGATAATGACGACACTTTATCAATGTATATTGAGAAACAGGACTATAATGAGGGTATTACATCATATTTAGGATTGAAGTTTGAGAATGGAGATATTAAACAATGTAAGACTCAAAAGCTAAGGTTGATTGAACCGGATGATGACGATCTAGAGATGCCTCCAGTTGAATTTGCGTCTATAATTAATCTTCCTTCAGCTGATTTCCAGAAGATCATTAGGGATATGTCATGCATATCTGAGAAACTAGAAATAATTTCGTTGGCGAATGAGTTGATATTCAAGTGCTCTGGTCAATTCGCCGAAGCAGAGATAAGAAGAGCGGAGGCAGATGGTAGTATGAAGTTTGTCAAGTCAATTGAGCCAAGTAGCATAATTCAAGGAGAGTTCTCTCTCAAGAATCTTACTTATTTTATTAAGTGCACGAATCTGTGCAATCAGATTGAGATGTATTTAGAGAACGGATTGCCATTGATCGTGAAATATCATGTAGCTTCTCTCGGGGAGATTAAGCTTTGCTTAGCTCCATTACCTTCTAATTAATACTAGAATAAATAGCTTAGATAATAAGTTATTTATTCTATAATGAAAAATACTATTAATCCATTAACAGAAGTCCAATTGCTGATGGATAGACTAGATACAGGAGATGTAATACTATGTCATGGTGGAAAAGGAGACGATGCTATAGATAAGACTATAGAATTTTTCACAAAGAGTCCATGGGAACATGCTGGTCTGGTGATAAGAAATCCATGGTGGTGCGACGATGTTCCAGATGGTTTGTACATATTTCAATCTAGCAGCGGCCCTAACGGTTATTATGACGTTATGAACGGAAAGATTAAAGGTGTAACTTTGAATCGTCTAGATGACTTTTTAGCTTACCGAGAGGGGGTTTATATAAGGAGTTTGACTGGTATAGACATGTGTGAAGTGCACAGAGACTTATTCGTTAAGAATTTCCAGATAGCACATGGCAAACCTTATGATAAGAATATATGCAGTTGGATTGGAACCGGATTAGGAAGCCTGTTTAACTGCAGATGCTTGTCTAGGAGGACTACACCAGCGGAAGATGAGACATTTTGGTGTTCAGCGTTGGTAGCATTCATGTATGTTAAAATGAAATGGATAGCCCCATTAGACTGGAGTTGTCAAACACCAGCTGATTTATCCAAATGGACATTACCTGTACCACATAAGCTAGGAGAGCCATGGCTATTAAAGTAGCGGTTGCTTTAAATTAATATTATATCATTATTTACATAGAATTCAGGATATTTTGCATATGTTCTTGACACTTCTCAGATAGCTGGATATTGTCAAGATCCATCATTTTTCCAGCCTTAATAGCATCATTCCAATCTTTAATTTCTGACAAATCGTATTTGATTGTGGCGCTGTCTCCTGGTAAGCTATCTTCTCTAGCCCATAGATCTCCGGTTCCAGTTGTGGTAACGACATATATCGGAAGCTTATGCTTAATTATTGTAGAAAAGAACCCTCTCCTAAAAGGCATTAACTTGTCCGGCGTTTTATTCAGATTCCCTTCAGGAAAATAAACAAGTTGTCCGCCATCGGATAGGTGGTTGTCAATTAACTCTTGTGTTTTCTTGAACTCCTCTTTGTTTATTGATGTTTCGTCTGGGTTATTTGTCTTGAATGGAATAGGAAAACAGCCAACTTTGTCAAACACCTCTGCTGCTAACGGATTACTGTATGCATTTTTTGATATCAAGAACTTGCTCTTACTTTGTAAATGTGGTCCTAAGATGGAGGCAAGTAGTATACCATCAATTCTAGATACATGGTTGGCCATGATAATACATGGTTTATTTTTTTCAATGATGTTCCAGTCATTGTCTTTTGGACAATTAACATGTGATATCCATGGGATAGTAAACGGAATTTTTAAGAAGTTTCCGACAAATGTCCCAGTATATTTTTTTGCATGTTCTTTATCATATAGAACATATATCACTCTAAGGATTATGATGATTGCAATAAAAGTAATTAATACGACTAATGTAAAAGCCCCTTTTCTGAATATGTAGCTAAATATATCAGTGAACCATTTCATATAACGGTTACAAAATATTAGTTCAATGAAATTGAGAATACTGTCCATTAGAATACCATAGTAAAAGTTTCAAAAATTTTAAACTTAATACGAATTACTTGGTAGGGGAGATATTTTGAATTCTTTGAATATAGAGTTAAAATCATTTATTAAGTTTGTTCCTAGTATTTTTGAAAGCTCGTTGTATGTTTTTGAAAATTGCTCAAAATCAAGTCCCAGAGCAAATATAGCGTTTGTTAGGTGACATAGTGCCTTATAGTCCTTCCATGTTAGAGGTAAACTAGGATTAGTATCATGCTGTAGCGACTCGCATTCCCATTTATCTAGAAACCCATCATAGTTTGCATCATATCTACTAAATATAGCCTTGATGCAGTCACTCCGATTTATGATGTTTTGCTTGTAATTAATACTAAAAGCACTGCTAATAAGTAGTGAAAAAAACAGTATAAATTTCTTCATTATAATGTTTTTTATAATATGTTTAAATTAGTTAACGTTATGTTTTCTGAATAAGCAACCTTGTGGTGTAATATAGTTCCTGATGGACTTAATTATGTTTGGGTCTTGGTGACTACACGTGTTGGTCCAGATCTTGATAATGCAAAAGCTCTTCTTTGGAGAAATGGTTATACCATTTACAATGTTATTTAGTTCATTGTTATTTGTTAAGTTGTTGGCAGTTAATGAATACGTTAATAGAGTCCATGCATCTTTAACATGCTTGTTTAAGATCTTGTATGAGAAACACCCGCCATTTAAGTTTTTCTCATCTTCCCAAATAGGCTTAATGTCTTCCTTCATTACGAAAAGCATACAATTTCTAATAAGTTTGTCGGGTAGAAACTCAGCAAGAGTGATCACCGACTCTACGTTATCTAGTTTTCCAATGTTTTTATAGCTTGATAGGCTCCAATCGGTTTCATGAGGAAGATGAGCATACATTGTCCATGTATCATTCAGGGGATGTAGTGCTGGACTAGGTTTACTCGCGCATTCAGAATGCATACTATATATAAAGTAAATTTTTTATGTTAATTTTACTTTATAATTATTATATAAACCACGACCAAAATCCTTTTTCTTTTGGCCCTTGTCTTATGTCTTTATTGTCTTCATTGTCTTCATTGTCTTCATTGTCTTCAATTTCTTCATCGTCCGGCTCAGTATTTTGCACATCGTTAACTACATCATAACTTTTGTCCGTGGCCTGACTGTTCAGGCTAATAGGGGATGGTGATTCCCCTTGGTCAGGTCTTGCGAACGGGGATAGCGAAGACGACGGAGGCGTTGATGGAACACTTACATTGTCGGTGCTGTCAAGTGATGTCTGGTTACCTTTGTCTTTATTACCAGTTCCGATCTTACTATTTTCATCTGGAATATCACTTTCGTCAAGGCATCTCCAGGCTTGTCCATGACTTGGTGTAGGAGAATCTGGTTTGCCATCGTATATGATCTTATATCCATCTTTCTTAATGATCAGCTCGTCATTCTTACTTATTGTAAGATGTGATCCAGTAGACGTGTATAGTATGACATTATAGTCATCATCGAAAATATTTTTCTTATAGTGTTTGTTTAAATACCATTGCACAAAAGAACGATTGAACAGCTTGTTGTCAAGGACAAAGAATGAACTCAGGTTTGATACAAGGTATTCTTTATTGTTGTGTTTGATTGCTGCCATCAAAAGTGGGACATCACATGTTTCGGTGTTATGCAGAAGTTCAGGGGTTACTCTGATAGTGATTAACTGGGAACTTAGATTGTGGTTGGTTTTGTATATGAACTCATAGTCATCAAATTGCTTACATTTCTGGTTAATAGTAGTAGTAAGATGTTTATCGATAGCAAACTCGTCTATTTCCTTACCATCTTTAACTATCGTAATAATAGATTTATTGCTCTCGGTTTCGGTGTGATCGCAGCACCAACTGGTCATATTATTCGTGAACATTTGTAATCTTGTAAAAATACGCATAGCTTCCCACCCTAGGTTCATTATTATATTATCATTCTTATTTTTAATATATATTGTAGTAATTACACAAGCAGATAAACTAATATATATGATTTTATCAAATGTAACAAATGAAATCAATTCGCTTATCATATAAATAAGGAAACAGAAATATTTTTAAATAAGTTAAAAATATTTAAATAACTACCGGCTCATACTTAAGTTTTCAATGAATTTTTTTGCAGATGTAGAACCTGGAACAGGAGGTTTTTGGTTGTCGCATGAAACTCCATGGTATACTTTCATAGATGGACAGTTGTCCTTACAATCAGAATCATAATTACATTTTGTATCACTAAAGGTTCTGTTGCTGCATCCACTATAGCATGTTTTGAAACATTTTCCGTTAGGCCCTTTTTTAATGTCATCATCGCAATTGCCATCTAATGATGGCTTAATATCGCAACCAGGCTTGCATTTTGTGAAGTCAGGGTTTGGATGCTTTTTATGCTTTTTATGCTTTTTGTGCTTTTTAGGTTTTTTGTTTTTTTTCTGATTACCATTCTCATAACAGTCTTCACCATATAATGTCTTGGACATTTCCGGTGTTATCCCTGGAGGACATGGCTGCAATTCATCATCGCTGTCGCTATCATAGTCGCTATCATAGTCGCTACCGCTATCATATTCGCTATAGCTATCATAGTCATCATATGGGTCATAGTCATCATTTTTGTGATGTTTTTTCTTTGAAAAGTTTGTATCCGATATCTTTCCAGTTCTTGGGTCAAGGCCAAATGTGAAAAGTAATATTGCTGTAATCACGCTCATCAACATGAATGGGACAAATACAAGTATCCATGAAATAATTCCTAAACCACGACTACATAAGATATTCAATAATAGGGTAAATATTATCATGATCCAGAATTTAAAAAATGCTATATTAAAAAGTCCTTTAAACAAATCAATGATTATCTGTGTAAGTGAGAAACATATATATATAAGGGCTGGAGGACATAGACTATCAATTAAGGCCATTTATATTATATGTGGAAAAAAAGACATATATAATATAAATTTAGGATTTCATATAAATGATTATTGCAAATATGACTGTGACAATGGTCCATGCACTTACATAAAATGCATAGTTGCATAGTAATAATAATAATACACTTATTAGGACGGTTACGAATAACGCAAATGTTGCTAAGAAGTTATCGCCTCTTAATAGCAGATTGAATACAAATGCTAAAGAGATTATTAGATATAAGTATACAGGGACACATAGACCTGCTATCATTATACTATAAATAAACAAATTATTTGTTGAATACTGGCTTTCCATCAACCAGGCGGCCAATTATGTCTTCACCCACGTCTTCGTCGTCTAGCTTTTCATATATATCGTCGTCACCTGAAACATAGTATTGTTTTCCCTGATATTCAATCTCATATAGCTCTTCTTCGTCCTCATCCTCATCTTCCTGTTCCTCTTCCTCTTCCTCAACCGCTTCCTCTGGTTCTTCCTCAGCTACTACTTCCTCCTCTTCCTCTGGTTCTTCCTCAGCTACTACTTCCTCCTCTTCCTCTGGTTCTTCTTCAGCTACTACTTCCTCCTCTTCCTCTGGTTCTTCCTCAGCTACTACTTCCTCCTCTTCCTCTTCTTCCTCAGCTACTACTTCCTCTTCTTCCTCTTCATCTACTACCTCTTCTTCCTCTTCCTGTTCTTCTTCAGCTACTACCTCCTCTTCTTCCTCTTCTTCCTGTTCTTCTTCCTCTTCATCTGGTTCCTCAGCTGCTTCTTCATCTTCATCTTCATCAATGTCTTCGTCTTCGTCTGCTAGATCAACAGTAGTATATAGTTCCTTAATTTCACACTTCATGTCATTTGCTAGATGTATTTCATCTTTAATCTCCAGAGAAATATTATTTGGAGGGTGGTCTTGTATGGTAGTAGAAATTGCTGCGGCATTTCGGGATAATGTAATAATCGTTAATTTCAATGTTTCTATTTCCTTCAGAAGACTTTTTTTGTTAACTAGCAGCTCATTTTCTCTTTCAATAGAAAGTTGTAATTCTTTAGAAAGGTAATCGTTGGTCTCCTTCATATCCTTGATAAAAGGTAGTTGGTATAGTGCTTTATGTGTGCTTTCATATTCCTTATACCCGTTAGAAATTTTTTCAATTAACCCCTTTAGATGGGTTTCAAGAGTATTTTTCATATCATCAAGAAGTGGATTAATATCAATTTCCGTCATTATATGTATTATTTGTTTTCGTTTAATATAATTTAAAATAATATATCTAAGTACATGGACAAGAACAACAATGCGCGTGAGGAAGAAATACGTAAACAGATGATAATGATGGTAGTGAGACAAACCTCATATGATTATGAAACGGCTGAACAAAAACTAATAGAAAATGGTTATAATTATGATACGGTGATAAAAGAGTATATGGGTATAAAACCTAAAGACGAAAAAGTATCCAATACTAAAAACCAAGAGGTTTATCGTCAGATAAGAAATATGATGGATGAAGGAGACAAACAGTATAGGGCTAAAAAAGAGATGCAGGAGAGAATGGAACAGTTAGCTGCATATAGACAACAGATGTACAACAATCAAATGAAAAAGTAAATAATAACGAGTAATTAGCGTTATTATTTACATAACTAAACCAAAGCTTTCCGAAAGGCTATTAGTCTTAGATAGAATTGTTTTTGATCTTTTAAGTTTAAGATTACTACCATTCATACCCTTGCTGTTGAGTAGGAATTCATCATTGTCCTCATGTAGTTCTGGTAATACTCTTGTCAATGGTTTGTCAACAACTAATAGTAATTGCTGGTTTCGTAACAACTTTCTATACTCCTGGATAGAAAGGTTACCGTAATATTTGTCCAGAAGATAATGTGGGTTAGGAGCAGGTTTGATGTTCTTCTCATAATTGTATATTTTCGCGTATATATAGCACAAAAGGTGATATCTTTCAAACTTTGTAGATGAATCTATATTTTCATTCATTAGATATGCAGTAGCACATTCTGGACTGCAAAAACATCCATATACATTATAATCGTCCTTGATTTGCGACTTTGGGATATATACGGTAGGATTGTCAAACCCACAGGTGCACCAGAAACATGCTGACTTTTTGTCGCCGATGTTGTTGAAGTGTAGGTTCTTTTCTAGATCCTTGAGTTTAGAATTAATGTTTCTATTGTGGTCAGCGGTATTGTCAGAAACTTTGTTAATAGCTTCTTGAGAGTTACCACACTCTTGTGTCTTTGCACAATTTAATACGCTACTGTTATTCTCAATAAAATGGAAATTTAAGTCAGGATTCTTACTATTAGCGAGCATATTTGAGTCAGTAGGGGCAATAGAGTCATTGCAACTAGAATGATCATGTATGTCGCTAAGAGAGCATTTTAAGTGAAGGATGATGTTTGGTTTTGCTTCAATATGCTCTGTTTTATTGGTGTCCTGTTGGATAATTTTACCACCTTTGGGTTTTCTACCTCGCTTTTTCGGAACACCGTCAGCAACTTTATTAGGTTCAACGTTAGTTGGGTCTTTCGCTTTCCTCCCGCGCTTTTTGACCTCAGCCATATTATATGTATATTGGTTAAAGTAATTTAAATTGTTTTAAAATATATTTTGTAAAAAATAATGTATTTTTTATGGTAAGGAATCTACATGTACGTATTTAGACATGACCTACATAGAGGTTTATATTCACTACTCCCTACGAGAAATTGCTCTTTGGAGTCGCAAATACGATACGTAAACGGTGCTGGTGTGCCATTCTTACAATCAACACATAAGGAAGTCAACTTAGTGATCTTATCACACATGGGAATGAGCTCAAGTATATTACCAATAGGTTTCTGCTGATAATCACCATCAAGTCCGGCAATGTAGATATGTTTGTTGTATGGGGGTGACACAAACTTAGACACAAACTCTTTCAGATCTTTAAAGAATTGTCCTTCATTAATAAGAATAATCTTGTGGTTATCAATAGTTGTTTGGGAAATGTCAAGTAGTTCTGTTGTGGAGCAGCATGGAATATGAGTTTGATCATGCGTGAATAGATTAAGTGATGAGTCTGAGTATCGAGTGTCAGAAAGATGATTAATGACGAGAGGATTAATGTCACAGAGAGTATACTGTTTATAAATTTTGGAGAGTGCGGATGACTTCCCCGAAAACATAGGACCAAGGATAAGCTCTAAATAACCGGAATTGGGATTATGTTGAAACATTACTAATAATTGTATTTTATTAAAATAATTCAATTATATCTTAAAAATAAAGAATAATATTTAGATATATGGCTCTGGAAGTGAAGTCAATGAATGGGGTTCCTTGGGTAGAAAAATATAGGCCGAATGACTTTAGCTCAATAGTGCTGGATGAAGTTAATAAGGAGATATTATCTAATATCCTAAAATTTAGATACTTTCCGAATCTGCTACTATATGGACCGCCTGGAACGGGTAAAACAACGACTATAATAAATATGGTTAAGGCGTATCAAAAAGAGTTAGGAGAGGATGTAAATAAAGGTTCAATGATACATTTAAACGCATCCGACGAACGAGGTATAGATATCATAAGAAATCAGATCAATCAGTTTGTGAATTCAAAAGGATTGTTTTCAAATGGAATGAAGTTTGTAATACTTGACGAGGTTGATTATATGACTAAGAATGCACAGTTAGCACTTAGATGTCTACTAAATACGCGGACGGACAACGTTAGATATTGTTTAATATGCAACTATATATCAAGAATAGACGAGTCTTTGCAAAACGATTTTATACGCTTGCGTTTTAATAAGTTACCTGAGAATGATATATTAAAATTTTTAAACAATATAGTCTCAAAAGAAAAGCTGACTTATAGTGAAGATAATTTGAGACAAATACAGATGTTATATAAATCAGATATACGAAGTATGATAAACTATATGCAGTCAAATCAGAATATAATCAAGATACAGAAGATAGCGACGGATCAAATATGGAAAGATTTACTAGAGATGTTTGAAAGGAACGAGAAACATGATATAATATATAGACATGTATATGACATAAGCAACGAATACAACATAGAGATAAAGAATATCATAAAGGTGTTATTAAACTACATAATATCTGCAAAAAAAGACAAGATAACACAGTTATTCTTATCACGGATTGAAAATATTATGCACATAGGAGAGTGTAACATAGATGTTTATTTAGGTTATTCCATAGATTGCTTATTGAAGCATTTGAAAGTTCCAGATTCGGGTTTATAGTATCGCATGAATCTTGCGTCTAATTTTGTTAAGAAACTGTCAGGAGGAGATTCCTTAGATGGATCAAAGAAGTTTTGTTTCAAGGATTGCTGAAGTGAAGTATTCTTAGATTTACCAGGAATATTAATCGGAGAAATGCAGTTAGTTTGTGTTTGGGAATATCCTTCCATTTATTTAAATTAAGAAAATAATTGAATTAGATTAACTTAAAGAAACATAAGTAAGTAACTGTAAGATGGCAGATGAGGTAGATATGGAATGGCAGGAATTTCTGGAAAATGATGGAGATTCTTCAGACGATGGAGATGAAGATGTTGTAAAAAAGTATTTGGATGGGAAGTTATCATTAGATTCAACAGCATGTTTAAATTCTCCTAAATGTTCTGACATTTATATTTCTACAAAAACAAAAATAGCATATTTAAGTAGAGAAATAGATCTAAACAAAGTATTCTGGCAATTAGATCTGTTGCCTTATTCTACGCCCCGAGAAGGGATCATCAAGAAGCAAATGAAGTTCATTACGAATAGTGAAGAAGAACTGGCAGAACTACGGTCAAAATATGCTAATGAAGAGTATTTTGATGAACATATTTTGACTAAAAAGAATAATTTATCAGGGCGAATAAAGTATAAGGACGTGCGCAAAGTGTCAATTGGTATCTGCAAAAAAGATATACTGAGCTACCGCGGAAAGAAGCGCGGTGCGTTTTACAACTGCTTTGTGATAATCCTACGTGTAAATATGGATGGAGTTTTTCAGGAGATACATGTAAAGATATTTAACACAGGCAAGATGGAGATACCAGGCGTGAAGACGGATTCAATGCTTAACTATGTCTTACATAAGATTCTAGATATATTGAGACCACTAGTATGTGATTCTTTAACATGCAAAGATGAGACGGAGACCGTATTGATAAATTCTAATTTTAGCTGTAATTACTATATAGATAGATCAAGACTATTTGATATTTTGAAATACAAGTATCAAATAGATGCTGTCTACGATCCTTGTTCATATCCAGGAATTCAATGTAAGTTCTGTTATAAAATCGGGTGTGAAGAACAAGATGGTGTATGTCCGCTAGATGCAGAGAAGGACTCTTGTAAGTCAGTATCGTTTATGATATTTCGGACAGGGAGTGTATTAATCGTAGGGAAATGTGATGTTGATGAACTTGAGAAGATCTATGGATTTCTCAAGAACATTCTTGTTACTGAGCATCAGATTATTTCGGAGAGCACGACGGACAGTGTCCCTGAGAAGAAGACAGATAAACCACGAAAACAACGAAGGAAGGTTATCACAATAACAGACTAGGTCTCACTTGCGTAAATTTCATTGTTAAAAGATGTTGAAGTTGACACGATAACTTCAGAACATTCATTTTTTTCAGTTGTATCGGTTACTGTCTGTGTTGGTCTATATATAATTACCATCATCAATATATACGAAGAAGGGATAAAGCATGTAGTTGAACCGATCATAATAGGCAACAGATTTGTTAAATACGCATATGTGAACCACATCGCGCATCCGGAACATTGAAGAAAAAACATGTAGGGAGATATACCAATAAGCTTATTGTATTCACCTGTATTGACGATAATGAAAACATCATATGCTTGTGGAAAAATACTTATATTTGTTACTACAGCTGCTGTATAGCCTACAATATCGATCGCTAAATTACCCATCGTATATTTTGACGAGAAAAAACTCATAGATTAGTACATAAAAAGCCATTTCATAAACTTAGTAGGATTACTGGAAAGATTAGTCTCACAGTTCTGATGCAGTAGTTTTTTGTTGATATCAGTTTCATTAATATTATGTTTCATTAGCATTCTGGTAAAGAGTTCTATTATTGGCAATAATTCTTGATATTTCATTTGCCTGTTAAATAGATATTCTGTGAATATGTAGAGGACAGAAGCTTTATTCTCAAAAGTTTCATAGTTTGAAATATTCGTAACGATACCTTTAGTTAAGCTGAAAATGGAGTTGTTGTCATCTGTTTCCTTGTTCTCAATTATATATGTTACGATGTTGTTGTAGTAATTAATAATTTTTGTGAGATTATCAAAGAATTCAGTATTAGCCTCACAAGTTTCAATATCATCCGGAATTTCAAAAATAGTTTTTTTGTAAGCGAATAGAGTAGCGTCTTTTGGTCCTAGTCCAAGAATAGATTGATCCTCGCCTAGTTGACTGATAAACTCAACATAGTAGAATGAGGCTTTATGTGCATAGTCAATGGCAAGATCAATATTGTATGACTTCATGAACATAAGATTTAGAACATGCGTAATAGTGCTAATGCCTTTTTTAATTATATAGTTATATGTCTCTCGTTTTTGAATGTATATGTTCTCCATGAAATGAAGAATGTAGGCATTGATTAGCTCAGTATGTTTGACAAATACTTCATTAATAGTATTCTGTTTTTCTGAATACCTTTGTTCTTTATTGTTTATATTGTAAGACATTATATAAATAATAAACAATATTTTAAGTAATTATAAGTATTTAAAGATTATAAAGCTGATATTAATATAAAATGTCGGCAAATAGTACTTATCCGCTCCCACACGAAAAGACATGGAGACATGCATCAAAGATTGCAATAGTAGAAGACAAGCCAATCATGTATGATTACTGGGTATCGTCTCTTGAGAAGAAGGCGTTGATTGGCGTCAGAGATAATGAGGAAAAACTACTAGTCAAAAGCGAAGAGGAGTATACAAGTCCGATTGCAAAGATATACAAGGTAGAAACTGAGTATATCATCGTAACAGAGAATTCCATTTATTTGGTGAGCAATGAGATAGCTAGCAAAAAGATTTCGTAAATAATAAAATTAAAATGAATTTTATTATTCAATCCAACACTACGACTCCTAAATTCTCGTCAGGGTCATCGCTAATACCTTTTTTCAATAGTTCTACTTCGTTTGTAAGCTCTTTTACCTTAAGTTCCATCTTTTCTAGTTCAGTAAGAGGTCTTCCCATATAATAATAGTATAGAGACGATCCACCCCATGATATAATGTTGATAGATTGTGTTACAGCAAACGTAGTAGTCTTTATTAATAATGCATCTAGGATTTGAGCACTAATTGTAAATAATACCATATATGTGTTATATAATTATACTTATAAGTTATTTTATCTAGATGAAGAACGGGTAATAGGACTGACTCTGGCAAGTTGATTATGTGAATGAACAATGTTACTGGCACCAACGTCATCCCAGAAACCTGGGAACATTTCAACCGACATTGTGTCTAGATTGTATACTGTTTTATACTTGAATAGGACGTAAAGTATAAATTTACCAAAATAGGTTTGCGTTTTGAAATAGATTGCTCCTATTCCACCAAAAACACCTATTATTTCAATATAACTTTTTTCGAACAAAGGATGGTATTTGAATATATAGTATGACGTAATGGTAACAAAAAGCGCATTAGATATCCCTATGAATATACAAAAATAATTTTGCAGTTTGTAGCGTTGCGTCCTTCGTTGCATTAGTTCTATGCTTTCGTAGTATATAGGCTGCGTATAAAGAAGCGGTATAAGTTGTGGAAATATCCAGAAAAGAACTAGCATGTTTATAAATGTTGATCCACATATAAACCATACATTGTCTGATAACTCAGGGTATCTAACATAAAGATAGAAGGACGCTAGAGGAACAGGAATACATAGTATTCTGTAGCACAAAGATCTTTTATTATTCTGATTATGGACATTATTATCGGACATACTAATCATACCGCCTTTTTTTTAATACTCTTTCATAGAATGTCAGACAATTTTGTCATTTGGTCTTCAGTAAGAGTCTCAGGAAAGATAACTTTGAACACAATAACCATTTTTCCACAATGCCCATCGCGTTTGAATCCTAGTTTTGGTATATCTTTTCTGTAGTTGTCGCTTATTATGTTGCCTCTAGAATTATTGAATTTATATGTCTTACCATTTATGTGGTTAAGCTCAAAATTAAATCCACACAATGAATCTTTAAGCGATATGCTTTTTTCAATAATTATGTCAAGACCATCACGGGTAAAATTAGAGTTATTCTCTATGTTTATGAAGACCTTTACGTCGCCTTTTTGTGAATTAATGATATGTCCTTTTTCTCTCATTATAATCATTTCTTTGTCATCAATACCTGGTGGAATATTTATGTAGATAGTTTCAATTTCACTTTCAGTAATGTTGTTTGTAAGAATCTTGCGTTCTATTTCTAAAGGTATTGATCCACCTAAAAACGCTTGGTTTATGGTTATTCTAATCTTTTTGATTATAGGCTGAGGTTTTTGGAGAGACTGTTTGAATGATGGTGGAAAATTAGAGTTAGGCATTCCATCATGACCGAAGTCATGAGAGGTGAAGACACGAATATTTGGATTGTCGCCGCCGAATAAGTTCATGAGTCCACCACCCATAAACATCTTCATTAGCTCTTCGGGTAGTGGACCCGCGTCACCGTTCAGTCCCATACTTTGATTAAAGTCGTGTGTTTTTCTTTTTT